TTCAAGATTTGAACAGAGATCTGACGACCGCCGTTACCTTCCATGGTAGCTGTGGCGCCACCAGAGTAGCCTTGAGCGGCTGTCTGTGTAGTGGCAGCGTTGTCAGCACCACGAGCGCCAGCAGAGTATGCAACAGCGATCTTGAATGGTGACAATGCTTCTTCACCTTGCACAACACTAGTGTTGGCTGCGGATTGGTCTGTCATTGTAGACGCATAGCGTACACGCAATGTATGGATCTGTCCCACTGGGCCAGTCATAGGCTGAACACCAACGATTTCGTTAGCGATAACAGTAGGCATAACACGACGGATAACTGGAAGAATCACACGGTTTAATGTAGCGATGTTACCAGAAACTGTAGAGCCTGCAGATGCGTTCTCTTTGAGGTACTTACGAGTGTTTTCGAGGATAACACTCATAGAGTTGCGACGGTTGCCTTTGAGGCCTTCCATAAGGGCTTCTTTGGTCTCGTCCCAACGGCTTTCTAATAGTTCTTGTGACATTTAAGTCTCCTTTTATTACTATTACAGACCAGCCAGGCGCTTGATGTCAATCACATTACTGCGATCTTCACTTTGCATTCCTGCTGGTACGGTTTTATCACCAGTTACTACACTAACGCTTTCGCTTAGAGCCTTGCGGACCTTGGGCATTGTGTTAGCTAATACAGCCGGTAGATACTTTTCGTAAGCGTTCTTTAGACGAGCAGTCTGTACGCTTTCTAAAAGATTCTTCATTACTTCTTGCTTTTCCTGGTTTAGGGGACTTAGCAATTCCTCCATGACGTTTGCACGTTCATTGGATTCTTTAATAACTCGAATCTCTCGCTCTTTGGATTCAACAAGGGTTTTGGCCTTGCCGACAATCCGGGTAGCTTCACTTAACTGATGCTCTTTGTGAGCAATTTCTTTGCGTAGTTTACGAACTTCGGCATTCTCATTGAGGTGAGTACTACCAAATTCTGCGGCATACGCTTCGAAAATACGACGACCAAAATTGTTCTCTTGAGCAACTTTAATGTCTTCGTGCAGTTGGGTGAGTTCTGTCTTAAGATGCTGGCTAACAGCCTTGCTCATCTTGCCAGCAGATTCTTTGATAAATCGTGCTTTCAAGCTTTCGAGTTTATTACGTGCTTCGCTGACTAGTCGAACTTTAGTTTCCACTAGGTCCTTCTTGTCTTGTGCAAATTCACTGATTTCCTCTGCAAGTGCTCGTACAATAAATTTCTCCAATTTCTGGAGTCCTTCATTGTGAGTCTTACGGTCTTTGCGCAGTTCGCCAATTTCTTCAGCAAGCTTGGAAACCATAAAGTCGTTAAACTTTGTAGCTGATTCCTTCATCTTGCTTTGGAATTTGACACGATCTTCAGCTAGTGATTTCTTTTCAGAAATTACATTTTGAAGTTCGGCGCTGAGTCCGTCTGTTACCATGCGATCTAGAGCTTCTACCATGATACTTTTGTCATGCTCATAACGTTGTGCAAACTCTTCTCGGAGTTCTGCACGAACCTGTTCACGTGCTTCTGTTAGTTTAGTTTCCCAAGCTTCGTTGAGTTCCTGACTAACGTCTTCGTTGATTAGGCCGCTATCGAGCAATGGTTTAATTGCGTCTAGCATCTATTTCTCCTAGATCAAATTTTGAGATCCTTGATAAGGCGAGCAATTTCACCCTTCAAGTATCTCTGTACTTTGTTGTCTTTGCCAGCATCTTGTGCTATTCCTAGCACTCGATGACCATGTCGCATATTCATCAAGCCTTCGTATATGGCCTTGGGGTATGCATTTGGTGCACTGGGTTGAGCAACAATGTCGACAGTGACAATTTCAAAGTCACTGACGTGTCCGTTTCCGTCGTTGACATTACCGCTGCCACGACTTGAGACTCCTAATTTTACACCAGACTGCAACATTGTGCTAACAAGTTGTCCCATTGGTGTCGGGAGAATTTTTAATTTACCGTAACCGTTTGGGCCATCCATCCACATACTTGTGATAAGATGGCTTACACGATCTAAGTTAATTTTTAAATCATCGGGGTGATCTACTTCACCCATAACAGAATAACCATTGCTAATCTGTTCGTTTAACGTGCCAACTGCACGTTCTATTTCGTTAACAGGGTATACACGTTCGTTGGCGTTTTTAACGCCGCCTTGAATACAGACGCCCTTCATGTAGAGATCTTTACCTTCACCAGAGCCTTCGACAATAATGCCGGCCTGGTTAAAGGTAAGATTTTCTCTGAGGTAAAGAGCCATTTACCTAGATCCCTTACTGGATTACTGACTTGGCATTGACACCGGCAGCTTGACCCAAGCTAGGTTTAGTAGCTGGAGTTGGCTTTTGAGTGCTTTGAGCTGGTGTGTTACCAACTTTACCAATTGCATCTTTAGCAGTAGGAGCTGGGCGTCCTTGCGCTTCAGTTCCAGTTGGGTGTACTGGCTTGGCCATTGCACCACGTGCTCCGCTATTAGAAGCTACTGGGCTTTTGCTGTTAGCACCGTGATCACCAGCTGTTGGCTTTGGAACTGCTTTCAAGCTGACGTTTTCATTGTACATCATGCCTTCAGTTTCAAACTCGTCATCAACAACTTCTTCAGCGTCCATGTTGCCCATGGTAGCCATATCATCGTCGCCGCCCATTTCGCCGCCTTCGTCACCCATCAGGGATTCAAATTCAGCCATAAGTTCGTCTAGCTTGTCTTCAAGATCAACAACGCGGTCTTCTAAACCGCCTTCATCGTGTTCACCTTCAATATCGTGAGTTACGTCTGTGCCAATTTCTTCAGCACCGTCGTCAAATTCTGCTTCTTCGTCGCCTTCAGACATGCCTTGCTCTTCAGCTTCAACATCGTCAATTAGGTCGTCAGCTTGATCGCCACCAAGGGATTCGTCAAGTTCTTCGTCACCATCATCAATGGCTTCGTCACCATCATCTTTGGCTTCGTCAAGTTCTTCTTCTTCCATCATCTGTTCGTAGATGTTGCGACTTTTTTCTACAACAATTTCATGAAAAAGCTCGCGGGCTTTTTCGGTTTCGTCATTAATGACGTATTCAACTAATTGTTCAAATTTATTCATGAGTTCCTCCGGTAGTAAATGGCTCGTAAGAATATTTACACAGCAGTTAATAAACTATGCGTTTATCGGAGTTTTTTATGGAAAAATGACAGGATTTTATAAAAATCCAAATTGAAAAGAAAAAATACTAAGCTAGAGGCTGGGCTGGCGGTGCATACTGACGTCTTACTTTCTCAAGACGTTCTTTGAATTCAAATCCACGCACATCATTGAGTCTGCGAAGTTTGTTAATTTGTCGCAGAGTCAATTTGGTTTTTCTCAGGTCACCAAGCTGTGGCTGACTATTGTCTTGAGAAAGATCTTGATATGCTGAATTTTCACGAGAAAAAAGTTCTAATAGAATCATAGTGTTATTTATGCTGTCGGGGGCGCGGCGCCAGGTGCGCCTGCTCCAGCGGCTGCTTGTTGGCCAGGTGCGGCAGCGCCAGGTGCGGCAGCGCCAAGTTCTTCGCCACCCATGTTTGCAAATTCTTGACCAGTGGTGATGTCACTTTCAAGATCAGCCGGGGTAACTCCCACACTACGCAGATCTTGTCCTGTGGTACCTTGTGGTTCAGGCGATTCTCGTTCTTCTTCCCACATTTCTTCGTTTTCTCTGATTTCTTCTTCAGTGAGACCTAGATAACGTTTGAGCAAGAAACGTTTGCTCAAGTAAGGAATTTGTTCAAGTTGAGTATATGTGCTGACTCGTGTTGTGTCTAGTTCAGCTTCGCGATAGCTGGCAAAGTTTTGTGGAGGATTAAATGCAATGGCAAACAAACCACTATCGATGTTAAACCCTCTCCAACGCATGAACATTTTAAATTCATCATCTAGCTTTTGCACAACCAAACGCTGTAAGCGTTCGCAATACTGGTTAAAACGATATTCTTGAATTAGTGCAGTTCCAACACGACCATCATTCATGGGACGATCACTGTCGTCTGGACCTGTGGGCAAATAGCTACTAGGCACACGCAGGCCGCGGCACATCTTGTTATTGAAGTACTTTAAGTCATCAATTTCGCCTAGATTAGCTCCGCCGGGTAGTGTGTCTACACTGCTTCCACGCCCATCTGCTGTTTGTGGGAAAAAGTAGTCCTCGTTAATACTCAGTGGATTGTAACTACTATCCATGATGTTTTGGCCACCGCCGGTGTGACTGGGGATTCTGCGCTGGTGAATTTCGTTTTTGACACGTTCAACAAACTGCATGGCCATGTGACTTGGCATGTTGCCCACGTCAATTTTAAACACTCGGCGCTCTGGAGCACGGGCTACACGATAGATCAGTACAGCATCTTCCAACAGTTCTTTTTGTTTGAATACCCGGAAAATTGTTTCTAAAATGCTTTGTCCAAACGGCCAGTAGTAGTCAAGACCTTCTGTTAAACTCAAGTGAATCACATGTTTTGCATCC